CACTTTTTTAATGAAGCACGGCAGACGAAAAACCTGCTTGTCTATCTCTGTCGCCACTGGCCCCATGTACATCTTGGTCCAGTCATCCAAGGGACAGATAAACCTATCATGCTTGTATGTGTCATACCACTCTGATTTGATCCACATGAACGTGTTTTGTGGATTTGTGGGTTCACCCGCTAACCAGGCATCCTTATGTTCTTGTTTCCGAGCCTGTGTGTAAGGCCTCGTCTCAATCCATTCCATCGGATCTAATATATCATCGTCTCGCAGAGGACGAAAGAACAGCCCAAAAAATTTGTCAATAAATTTGTCCATTTCAACATCAATGGCGCTACTGACATGCGGCAACCGCACCGCCAGCCTTTTACATACGCCGAGAATCTGGGATTTTGCGTCATGGCGGTCTGGTGCAGGCATCGCGACGTTGACATCTTCAATGCCCAATGCTCGCTGCACCACCATGCGTCGGTCTCTGGTTAAATCACGTATTTCAAATTGAACATCCGTACATATTGACTCTAACGGTTTTGAAATCACCTCCTCAGTGTAATAACCATAGCCGACCCGAATCCTCGGCCCAACTAGAAAGTTCGCTCGTTTCTGCGACGCTTCGACATCACCCAGTGGTAAGCCATGCGAGCGGTATTATTAATGACATCGCCATTTGCCATATCATAACGATTAGTATAAATGCGATCTTCCATTGCCGCTCTCCATTGCATAGCGCTGTACATCTTTGACGGCTCGAGTGTGTCCAGTGAGTTTCGCGGGTCACAAATTGCTACAAACAACTCTCCCGAAATAGTCACTGTTCTGTAGAAGCTGTCGTGCATCATCGCCCACATATATCCATGAATACCGTAAGGACAGTCGTACACCAGATACTCTTGAAGCTGCTGGTGCTGATAAAACGCCTTTCGCACTTTCTGACTCGTATGTCGCATGTCACGGTCAGAATTGTATTTCGGCGGCAACCGTCTCAAAAACGTGTAGCGCACTCTAGGCCGAAACACATATTCATGAATAGTGAATAATGCTGAAGCTGTGAGTGGTACAAGCACGAGTGTTAACAACGCTCTTTCCCAGGACAACTTGCGAACGTAGCCGCCACGATGCATCTTGATCGCTATGTCTCCAGCAAACGACAGCGCGTTCTTGAGTGTCGTCGCCAACTGACTCACCGACGCCACAACAGGAGTCTCTGGCAACAATCGCACGCCCGAATCTATGTCAGACGGTTTGATCAAGTCACCTGTTTCTCCAAACATGTCGCTAGCATCTACTACGTTGCCGGTCAACGCTGAAGCCGCTCCGGTGACTACGTACCCAACTGCAGAGGCTAGGATCATGGCTTTCTCGACAAACACAAATGTCTTCCCAAAAGTGTTAACCCAAGGAAATTTAAATGTGTCAACGTCTTCGAAATCACCAATGACCACATCTTCTTGATCGTGCAATTTCTCATTGAGGTCGTTGGGGTCGCCAGAGGACGACTCACTCGACTCACTACTCTCCGAGTCTGATGAGCTGCTTGATGAAGTGCCGGAGCCACCACTCGACGAGTCCATTATTCTACACTCATTTTGTTTGTGACCCTTCTGTCCACATTTGAAGCACCGACCCTCCTTCAGCAACGCCGCCTTTTTGTCGCCTTTTAGTTCAACCACGATCTCTTCTGCACGTCTCTTGGATCGTGGTGTCAGTTGACCGTTGTTTTCACGAAGCCCATTAACTAGAGCTTCTGCCCGATCACGTGACCGCGGTGTGTATTTGCCCTCTGGATCCACATGAAGGTCTCCCAGCAAATTTGCCACGGAAGATTGTGCTTCTCGGCTAGACTTCTCAATAGCTCCGAGATCGATCTCGGGTCTGCTTTGCCCGGAAAGCATAGCAGCGTCTCCATCTCCAGGAGAACGATTCTTAGGTCGTCCCCCTCGGCCTCCGCCAGCTTGAGGTTGATGTGGGCCCAGAGATACAGCCCCGCGTCCCACAGACGCTTGAAGCTTATGTGCATCTCCTCGCTCAGCCCCATCAACATCTCCCAATAATGCGGACTGTCGAAGTCTGGCATCAACTGGGAGTCCTTTACCGCCGACACCAACCTGTGCAGTGCCATTGCGTCTATTACTGTCATTCCTTCGAACATCTCTCGGTACGGGAGAATGACGAAGCCCCGGCTGCAACGAATTGGCAGCGTCACGTGCCGGGCTAGAGACTTTAGGTCCCGTCTGCCGTACACCATTAACGGCATCTGGTCGTTCGTCGGCGGCCATATCGGCCCACGAACGACTGGCGGCGGCTTCTGAAAGTCCAGCATTCTTTGTGTCACCGTCCGGTTGTCCGGTGCTGGAGGTTCCGGCTCCTTGCGCCTTTCCTCCATTCTCTCGCGCAGTTGAACTCTCTGCAGCACTTTGACTACTTCCTCGATTTGCATTGCTTTCAACCTGCGGCTGTGAGCCTGTCCGGCTCTCTTCATTTGAATTATTGTGTCCTCTATCATCTTGTCTTGTGTTGCTCCCATTACCCGGATGAGCTTGGTAGATTGTTGATTGTTCGACATTATTCATTTGGTTTTTAAAGTTGCCAAATGCAGAGCCCCTCTATACGCCGGTTAGAAACCACCAATTGGTCGTACAGATAAAGCAGATGACAATTTCCCTCGACTGCGGGTTATACTATCATCTCCTTACTTTTTCTATATTCTAATTTTTATTTTGTTTTTATTATAAGTAAGTCTATCTCTTCATTATATACACCAGCACACTATCGCAGTGCACGCGAGTAAAAACCCAACTGTGGCCCACCCAAGCGACTGCGGCTCACCCAAGTGGGCCGCACTGCGGACCACCCAAGCG